AAGGAAACTGGGCGGTGCTTATGGTTATTTCAGAAATAAGTTGATAGAAAAACGAAGTGAGAAGGAATTAACTAAAGATAAAGTTACGGCAAAAACGGAGGCCAGCCCTGTCAGGTTAACAATGAAACATGACGAGGACCAAACTGACCCGAGTTATGAGCAGATTATATCAGAGATCGCAAGTTCAATGACGCATATTTCAACAATCGGTGACCACATCGATATTGGCCTGTTCGAGTTGGAATGTGTAGATGTTAATAACAAGTTCGTGGACAAGTTATTACATCGAAGAGAACTGGACGCGATCTCTAGATTAACTGATTCATATATTGCTGAACATTCTAAGTTAAAACCTAATACGAAGATATCTGGACTCGTACCTATCGTTCAATCCATGATTGAAACGAAAGATGTGATCGAGCCGGATAACTCCGAATTAATAGATAATTGTACTCTGGAAGAATGGTGGAATGAGGTTGTTCAAACTGCTTGGAACAGCCCCATAGACATCAAACTAATCCCTGAAGTTATACCCGAAAGGGGTGCAAAATTCAGAGTCGTTACGAAGTCTCACGCAGTAGTTACTAGCATTTTAAGCGTAGCTCATACAAAATGTAATGAGTTATTGAAGAAGATTCCCGGTATACGAGAAGGCTTCTACCTTAGATCAAAGTCAAAAAATGCTAAGAACATCGGTATCAAGGAAGTAATCCAACGAGTTGGCAAGATAGATCCATTATCAATTGAACAATTGTATGAATCTGACTGTACCGACTCTACGGATTATATCGATCCACGTTACGCACGCATCGTGGTCGAGGAGTTATGTGATCTATTAAAAATCGAAGGTGTCGAAAAGGAAATTGCACTATCTACTGTCGATGCTACGGGGAGAAGGTACATCGAACTTGATGACAAATTAGTAATCAAGCGTGAAAGACGGCATGGTAAACCGACTTTCAAACAAGTCAGTGGTGGACAATGTATGAAGACATACTTTAATCCAACAAAGGTAGACGGTGTGTCAAGCCCAGGAAGTCAATTCCTACCAGGGTTTGAATCATTTAAATACGAAACAGATTTAGGCCAGGAAGTGTATCCGACACTACCTGGTGAATCGTATTATCCAATTTTCGCTATACAGAATCCATATTACGTAGCCAAATGGACGCCGGAATTGCTCCAACAATTCCAG